AATATTAACTATAAAAAGTTTATTAATAAGGAAAATGTAAATAATATTATTGCAAGTAACTGTCAGTATATTGACTTCTTTAAGGTTTTTTGTGGGTCAATATCTTATGATAAGCGAATACCTTTTGATCTTATATCCTCTTATGAAGAAGAGTTCTTTGATGAGCTAATTTCTGGAGATGGTTGCATTAGCTTTCATAAAAATGAAAAAAGAATGCAATATAGCACGGTAAGTAAGACGCTTGCTTATCAGGTTCAGTTTTTAGCAAATAGTATTCTTGGCAAAGATTATGCTGCTGGAGTGTCAGTTAGAAGGGCTCATATTGGTAATATCTTAGGAAGGACGGTTGATTGTAGAGAGTCTTATTGCGTAAATATTTATATAGCCAAGAAGGACAAGAAGCGAAAGAGCGTAAGCCATCTGTGTAGAGCTAAGAATTGTATTGCGGCTAAGATAATTAGCATAGATTCAATTCCTTATACTGGAGATGTTTATAACTTATCGGTTCAATACGATGAAAGTTATTTGGTTTACGGTAGGGCTGTTCATAATTGTTCCTGGTCAGCTCAAGAAGGTGGAGCTTACTACTCTAAGTACATAGACAAGATGAGATTAGATGATCGTGTTACTTTTGTGCCTCATGAACCAAGTCTAGAAACTTATGTCTTCTGTGACTTAGGTATTAACGATACATTTGTTTTGATATGGGCGCAGTTTGCTGGTCCAGTTATTCGTATAGTGGATTATTATGAGAATAATTCTGAGGGATTAGAGCATTACGTAAACATAATCAAGAATAAGGATTATGGTTACTGTAAGCTTTATGTTCCTCATGATGGCAAGGTAAGAGAGTTACAAACAGGTATCTCAAGAATAGAGAAGTTACGTACTTTAGGTATGGACGTTGGATTGGTTCCTAAGCTACCTATTAACGATGGGATTGAAGCGGTAAGAACTATACTACCTAAGACCTTCATCGATGAAAAGAAGTGTGAATCATTAGTTAAGGCATTAGAGAACTACACCAAAGAATATGATGAACGAAACAAGGTGTATAGAGATAGACCTAATCACAATAAATGGTCAAATGCCAATGACGCTTTCAGATATTTAGCGGTTATGCATAAGCGTATAGGTGGAAGAGGTTCATCTCCTGAGGAGCTCAACTCTAGATATGATAGGATGATGTATGGTACTAATAGGAATGCTTTCAATCCACTTGGATAGAACATTTAATTATTTTAATATTGGAGACTGTAATGAAGTTATTTCCTACCGAGTCAGCTGATATCTATTCCGAACAGGGTAGATATATAAAAGCTAAGATGCAAGACTTTTACACTGAGCATAACGACAAGAATCAGGCCTTTTTTTATGAAGCTGAACTAGATTCAAGATTCTATTCAGGTGATCAATCTGTATGGGACGAGATCTATACCGATAGACCACTGAAAAGAAGAAATCTATTCAACTTTAATCGCATTCGCAGAATAGTAGAGATGATATCAGGTTCACAACGCCGTTCGAGAAAATCTACCGTTGTAGTCCCCGTAGAGAACGGAGATCAAGAGACAGCAGATCAATATTCCAAAGTGTTTAGCCACATAAATAGAAAAGAACATGTCTTAGAAACGATATCTGAGTCATTTAACGAAGCTTTAACCACTGGGTTCAGTTTATTACATTTATGGAACGATTACAGACAAGATCCAGTGTCGGGTAGTCTTAAAATAGACAGTGTAGCTTACAATAGTTTTCTTATAGACCCATTCTTTCGCAAGGCTGATCTATCTGACTGTAATTCTTTATGGAAAAGAAGTTTTATATCCAAGACTCAAGCTTTATCTCTGCTTCCAGACAAGAAGAAGCTAATAGAAGATGCGATCATGTTAACATCGGAGAATCTATTTTCCTTTATGCCTGAAAGTTGCCAAGTAGATAGAAAGAACTTGTTAGCTTATGACGAGTACTATTACTTAGATTCCAGGCCTCAAACATTACTTATAGACACTCAGTCTGGTGAAACTATGGAATGGAAGGGTACCAACGAAGGAATGTTACAATTCCTTAACGAGTATCCAACGGTGACAGTTTCGGAAATAGAAATACCAACGGTTAAGCTTGCGATATTGCTTCAAGGTTCTCTAGTTTATGACGGAGTTCAGCCACTTGGAATAGACAAGTATCCGTTTGTTCCAGTTTTCGGTTACTTCAATCCTAACATTGCAGACTACTCATTGAAACTACAGTCCGTCGTAAGAGGCCTTAGGGACAGCCAATACCTCTATAACAGGCGCAAGAACATCGAATTGGACGTCCAGGAGAGCCAAATAAATTCAGGTTGGGTGTATAAAGAGAATGCATTGGTTAATCCAGACGATGTATTTCTTTCGGGTCAAGGCAAGGGCTTAGCGCTTAAGGCTGAATCTCAGATGACTGACGTTCAACAAATACAAGCACCACAGATTCCACCATCTATGTTCCAGCTTTCAGAAATGATGGCCAAGGAAATTGAGGAAATCTCTGGTGTTAATTCTGAGCTACTTGGCAGTGCTACTGACGACAAAGCAGGCATATTATCCATGCTTAGACAGGGTGCTGGTCTTACAACTTTACAGACTCTTTTTGATCAACTAGATAGATCTCAAAAGATGCTTGGTAGTATTATGCTTTCTGCTGTTCAAGCTAACTACACACCTGGAAAAGTTAAGAGAATAATAGAGGAAGAACCTACTGCTCAATTCTACAATAAGGCCTTTGGTAAGTACGATGCAGCTATTGAAGAAGGTTTCAATACGACTACTCAGAAACAGCAAGAGTTCCAAACCCTTATGGAAATGAAAGCAGCTGGTATTGCTATCCCTGATTCTTCTCTTATTGAAGCCGCAACCTTACAGAACAAGACCAAGCTTACTGAAAAGATGGAACAAGAAGCTAAGTCTAAGGCAGAACAAGAACAGCAACAACAACAAATCTTACAAGACCTTCAGACAGCGCAAGCTGAACTCGCCAAGGCTAAGGTTCAATCAGATCTTTCTCTTGCTAAGGAACGAGATTCACGTGTCTATTCCAATATTGGGTTGATGGAAGAACGTAAACAAGAAGCTGAAAAAGATAAGACTCAATCTATGTTGAACTTGGTTAAGACGTTACAAGAGATTGATGATGTCGATCTTGATCAACTGACTAAGTTAATAAACTTATCTAAAGTTGTGGAAGTTAAGAACCAAGACAACGAACCTCAGCAACTCGCAAGCGCTATTGTTACAGGTGCCACCAAGGAACAAGTACCGACTAACCCATCTAAAACTTTATAAGGAATACAATGCCTACATCTATACGTCCCAAGGGTAAGTCCAAGGATATCTTTGAAAACATTATGAACCCTGAAAAGAATGACAAAGACAAGACACTAGTGTCCAAGAAGTCTAAGTCCAAGAAAAAAAAGAAGAAGTCGAATGACTTCTAAGAATAAAGGGGGCGCTACTGCCCCCACTCTCCAAGAGTACAACAAAGATCTAACTGACATTGGCAAGCAAGCTTATGACAAGGCGTCTAAGGTTTCTAACGAGACTGTAGAGATTAGAGATCTTTCTGACAATATGCATAAGGGGTATATGGATACCCTCAAGGACACTGCTATCAAGGGTAAGAAGAAGTACACTAATACTTTTTACGTTGTTGTCCTGACCAAGAGAGAGAAGCTTATAGCCAAGACTATGCGTAATTACTTTTATGCTAGACAGTCGTGTCCTACGCCTGGTTATGAGCAGGCTGTTTATAAGTTTAACTCTAAAGATGAGTCTTTAAGTTTTTTATGGATGGTTCCAACTAAGGAAATGTGTAACCAGATGTATGAACAAAGGTTTTGCATGGATTTAATTAATGATCCATTATTGCCATATGTTGTAGAGTTTATTGAAGGTGGTTTATACAGGCAGGCACTTACATTAAATGGTGAGCCTTTCAAATAGGGAGATTTTATGTCAGAAAATAGTTTAGATACAGTAACAGAAGTAGCTCAAGATATTGCACAAGATCAAGTTGAACAAGTAGAGCAAGTAGAGCAAGAAGTTACGGAGCAAGTAGAAGAATCACATATTCCTCAAGAAGCTGAAGTTTCTGATAAGCCTTCCAAGGAAGATATCAAGGCTTCTAACATGCAAGCCCTTAGGGAGTCTAGAAATAAGATTCAGCAAGAGCGTGATGATTATGCACGTAGGCTTAAAGAGATGGAAGACAACCTTAAGAAGAAGGATGTCGATGATGATGATGAATATGAAGATCCAACTCAGAAAGAGTTAAAGTTAATCAAGCGTCATCTTGGTGAAATGTCTTCTAATAATTCAAGAATGAAATTACAGTCACAGTTTCCAGACTTTGGTAAGGTTGTAAACAA